TTGATGACATAATTAAAACTATGACAAAAAACTATATCAAGTCAAAACCGAATGGATATAAGTTTACTGTCGAGAATCTTCAAGACGATCTGTATTTAACACCAGATGTTGAAGATCCTAATGATCCTCTTTTTCATAGCATCAATGATACTGTCCACGAGATAACACGTAAACAATCTTTAGAACAAAATGGCATTTTAATTTTAAAGATTGGTAAATCTCCGAAGAACTCCCGTGGTGGTAGACGTCCTGCAAACAAATATCAAGTAGAGAAGATTGCCAATGCTTAAGGTTGAACATATTCGTGATCACTTCATCGAAGAACTGAAGTACGGTCGATTCGTAACTGATAAGACTGGCGTCAAGACCATCGAGATGCTCGGTGCTACCTTCGAAGCCAATCATCCTACTATTTTCGGCGAAGTCAATGATGACTATGTCGAACGCGAGCTTGCTTGGTATAAGTCGATGTCGCTGAGTGTCAACGATATTCCCGGTAAGACTCCTGCTATTTGGCAGCAAGTCGCCGACGAGAATGGTTACATCAACTCGAATTACGGCTGGGCAATTTGGCATGAAGATAACTTCAGTCAGTATGCCAACGTTCTGAAAGAACTTCGCGCCAATCCTAACAGTCGTCGTGCTGTCATGATCTACACTCGTCCTACGATGTGGTATGATTACAACTTCAATGGTATGTCTGACTTCATGTGCACCAATGCTGTGCAATACATGATTCGCGCCGATCAGTTGGTAGCAGTAGTTCAGATGCGTTCGAACGATGTTGTCTTCGGTTATCGCAATGACTATGCATGGCAATTTCATGTTGCCAATCAACTATCAGATGAACTCGGTCTTAAAACTTGGCCGAAGATTATCTGGCATGTTGGTAACCTCCATGTATATGAGAGGCACTTTGATAAGGTAAAGTAATGAAAGACGTTTTATATTATTCTTCCATCAGCGGCCACAAGATCAGCGATGATGTTGTGGTTGTTGGTTTGTGTCCATCGAGCAACGACGTTCGTTCGAGATCAGACACTTACTGGAGGTTGAAGAACTGGATGAACATCGTAGGTCAATACGACTATGATTTCTACAACGTGATTCCTGACATTGTCGATGCAGAACCAAAGATGACGAACGTCAATCTTGACGATATAAATACTAAGCTAAGCAAGTTCAAGGATAAGAAGGTCATTGCCCTCGGCAACTTTCCTTCGAAGGTCCTTGATAAGCTAGGCATTCACCATCTCAAGATCGGTCATCCTTCAATGCGTAACAGAAAGTGGAACGACTTTCGTAACGTAACGATGACTCTTGAAAATATGAAAGATTACCTGCGTGGAACTCACTGAATATTATGACGAGTACATCCGATATTTCCATCTAGCAAAAGATCAGCAAGCCAAGTGTAATCTTGGCTCTGTCCCATACCTCGAATCAAATATGAACGACGACCTCCTAGAGAACGTAGAGCTCTATGACGTCGTCGAACGTAAGTATGCGGGCTTCTCACAGATTGTCAATGACGTGTTCTATGGTTGGACACCTGAACATCCATACTGGGACAAGATGGAGAAGGGACACCACACCTACCAACGTAAGACGATTGCCACTGACTGGACCGGCAAGCATTCTGACTTCAAGCTTGCTGAGTGGCTCTACGTATTTCTTCTACATCGTGTGACTGGTTCTGGTATTAACTATGCAGTGAAACCATCGGGTTACTCGAACACTGTTCTTCCTCATCTCTACAAGTTTAAAACCATCGAAGAGATGACGAAGTTCATCAACGTTTATCCATATCCATTCTATACCTCGGTGGGTTATCAGTTTCCTTCATTTCCAAAGCCAGCACCTGGTTACAAGAGAGGTGGAGACTATTACCTTTCTGAATATGCACCACGTCTTTGCCGAGAAATGGCAGAATGGCTCGAAGGTAATAATCAAAAGAAAGATCTTCGTGAACTCGGAGAATGGATGTTTGACTGGAATGCCAAGAATGGACTTCGTGCTTATCGATTCCAATATGCGGCATTCGTTGCAGACATCGCCGACTGGTTTCCGCAGTATGTCAACCTTGACAGTCCGTTCTACTACGGAACGAATGCGGTCGAATGTATCTCTTATCTCGGCATCAACACTGATCGCCTACAGAAAGAGAAGTTCCTGGACAAGATTATGGAGAAGATCTATGCAGACACAGGTGCATTCCCTTACAATGCGGAAGATGTATGTTGCGACTTTATCCGATGGGTCGAGAACTATGTCAAGCCAGGATCTGGATACAACCATCTCTGTTTCGACTCCGTCTGGTCTTCCTGCAAAATCAAGGATCACCCGTATGGTAGGCAACGGGCGATGTTGGATTTGGGCCTCGTAAGAACTTTCAATGGCATGTCAAACCATCCATCAGACGATACTATTCTCAAGCAAGCAGGCATGAGCGTAGCAGAATATAAGGCTAAAGTACATGAACTTGTTAACTGAGCTCCTTGGCGAGCATGAGTTTGATATCCAGTATCCTAATATTGCCGAAGTGGAGTATGATGATAAAGGAAAGCCGAAACAATCATGGATGAAGGATTGGACTCAGGAAGAACGAACTGAAAAGTTCTTCGAGTTTTGCCGTGAGTATGATCTTCGTCGCGACTCACTTCTTCGTGACAACTATCAGCAGTTTAGTCATCGCCTACATTGGCACGAGTGTCCGTTTGTTGATGAGATCAAAGAAGTCGACGACTTCAAGACTGTACTCGAAGCATGCCTCATCTTCTCGTTTAGTAATGAACACTGGAAAACTTTTAAGGCATGGCAGTCTGGTGGTCCAGAAGCCATGCGTACTCGATTCTTGACTGAACGCCACGCTCGCTCAGATCTTTTTCAAATCTATTATCCAAAAGATACGAGTGTAAAAGATTGGTTGTGCGAAGTTCCTACGGTCTTTGCAGAGAAGCATGCCGAAAGCTTGTTCGAGAAACGCAATCGTCCTTATACGATGATGGAGTTTGCCAAGAAGTTGAACACGATCTTCGTCGAAGAGTTTGGCTTTCGTAATGCCATGTATCCTTGCAAGAACGCGGCTCGACACGTGGCCATGACTCATCCAGATTGGGTGGATCCTGACTCGTTCCTTCATGGTGGTACAGGTTACTTCGATGGACTCAGTCAAGTATTCGACTGTCCGAATCTGATGAGCAAGAGTAAGTATGATATCAACGAGTTTGGCGAGTACATTCCTCTGAACGATGCTGCTAAGATGCAAGTCGAACATATGGATTACCTCAAAGTCCATCCATCAAATCCGATTCATACTCATAACTATCTCAACCTTGAAGACAAGCTTTGCATGCATTATAAGTATATGGCAGTCAAGTTTGGCGTGAAGTCACAGACGATGCAAATCCCTTATGATTGGGTATATCCCATTGACTGGTCTCTTCGGACCAATAATTATGATAGGTTGACAAATGGCACACAACAAACACGTCATTGATGGCGTAAACAAAGACGTAGGCATTTACGGTTGGGAAAAAGCCAGAGAATACTATCTCAGCCTCGCAGAAACATGGACTGATCCATATCCAGATCCAGTAGTTACAATTCATGATGACGTACGATGTGTACGAGACGACCTCATCACTGGAACGAAGGTTCGTGGCGGTGACTGTCTATTGTCGAAAATCAATCAGTCGACCATCGTCTATGTTCAGCCTCGGACTGGACTTGCAGGCGTTTCTCTTCTTGATGTTGCCAAGCGTCACAACAAGAAGGTGAAGTTGTTCATGCCTTCATCGCAAACAATCTCTCATCATCAGGCATGTTGTATCGAACAGGGCGCAGATGTAGAATTTCATCGTATCGCTGCTATGCCGAATCTGAATAAGATCGCCAAAGATTGGGCAGATTCTCAAGAAGATGCATTCTTCGTTCCACTCGGTCTGAAGCATGAGCTAGTGACTGCTGGTATCGTGAAGGCTGCATCAAAGATCGAAGCTCCTGATGAGGTCTACGTAGCCATCTCGACTGGTGTTCTTTCACGAGCAATGCAAATCGCGTGGCCAAATGCCAAGTTCCATTCGGTTGCTGTATCTCGTAATCTACAAGCTGGAGAATTAGGTCGAGCAGAGGTTATCTCAGAGCCTCTACCATTTCAACAAAGCGAGAAGCCAGAGAATCTTCCGCCGTTTCCTTGTATCGATACATATGATGGTAAAGTGTGGAAGTACATTCCTAAAAATACTGGCAAGAACATCTTGTTCTGGAATGTCGGCAAAGAACCAGTGTTAAATGATCCTACGATCTATGAACGCGTAAATAGTTACCGCGACTGGCCAAAAAATGATGTACATTATAACGTACTTGATATATAAGGGATAATATGAAAACGCTTATAACATCTCCGTTCACACCCGTCTCCTCGAATATTCACTCGCATCGAGCCGCTCAAGCCGCTATCTATGCAGAACAAATTTCTGTAGAAAATGGCGGAGTTGTTCATCTCGATCGAACAGGTGACATTCATCATGACATCAACTCGTTCGATAGCATCTACGTATATCATGGAAACGACTGGTTCGGTTCATTGAACCTTTTCGGTGGCATGAAAAATTACGGCAACATCGACAACTTAATTCGATTCTCCAAAATAGAAAAAACAAAAAAAGTATACTCGCTATGGATCGACCATCCTAAGTATAGCGAGATGCTTTCTCCTCGTCTGAAAGATGACATCCATCCTGATTGGCATAAGGTCGACTGGGAAAACCTCAAATACATCGAAGACAATGCCATTACAGTTCGACAGATTGAAGTTGTCAATCGTGTTGTGGCTGGTGATAGTCATGCCATTTGCATGTATCGCCCAGGTTGGTTCGTCAACTCCGTGCCATTCAAGACTCTACACGGCGCATTGAAGGAAGGACTTAGCTCTTTCATCGATCCAGAACACGAGCTCGCAGAGTTCTACTTTGGTAACATCGACGTACGTCACCATCTGTGTCGTCAACCAGATCCTGAACAAGCAGCACGAGATTTGGCGAATAGATACTATGAACAACTCTCTCAGCTAGATCTTGCAAAGGTCTCTGCATATGAGTTGCTTCCTATCGAGCACGAATCTCGTGTACTTCCAAAAACTGGTTACTATAAAGGCACACCATTCTACGGATCTTGGGATCAGCGTAATGCGGTGCGTCTTGCCTTTAAGGATGAGATGAGAAAGCTGTGTGCTCAAGGCAGTGTCAACTTCATCGAATGGGTTGATCCACTTCTCAATGATAGAGGTGAGCTCGACTTTGAGTGCATGGAAAAGCCAAAGTCGGTCCACCTCTCACGAGCATCTTATCCGCATTGGCAAGGCCGTAAATGGTCTGGTCTATCTGAAAATAAACCCGCAACTCTAGAGGACTTTTTTGCATGAGTGATAGTGAAAATGTAATGGGATTTCCAGTCCCAAAGCACGAAGTAGTAGGACATGGATCTACCTTGTCTATTACCAGCCTTCCAGGTAAAATGGGAACAGCTGAAACTTTTATTCCTGGTTTGCCAGCGAAGCATCTCATTGATTATAAATACAATGAAGGCGAATTGATTAAACAAATTCAGTCTTACGTCGATGCTACCTACGCTCAGCATTATTCCCGAAATAAATTCCAAGCAACAGAATTCATCATTGACGCCGGTCATGGTACTGGTTTCAACATCGGGAATATGATGAAGTATACGCAACGATATGGTCGCAAAGGCGATCCAAAAGAATGGCGAAAGGACCTCATGAAGG